CGACGGTGTTTGAATAAAGCAAAATCAGTCATTGATTTTTGGCTCAACGGACCAAAGAAAAGGAAGAAGGTCAGACGCGGACTGTAACCAAAGAAAGATTAGAAAAGGACGGGGTGGTTTGAAATGAAAGTCTATATCCACGTTAGCCGTGATCCCTACACTGGATCTATCACACGAATGGCGATATATGACAATTTCGATCAGGCACGCAATAGTGCCCATCGATATCACACCAAACATATTCACACCCTAGAAACCGGGGAAATTATCGAGCACATACTTGGGGATGGTATGGTGGACTTTAATTCGCCAGTAGTCCGGTATGAATACGACATTAAAGTTAAAGAAAAGTCGGTGGTTGAAGGGAATGAAAATGAAAAATGAGTGGCAGAAGATCAAAGCGAAAAGGCTCAAGAACCGAGAGAGAATTCGCCAAATTAATCGGTGGCGAAAGAATACCATTGTCGGGGGCTGCAGGTGGGTCCTATACCGGAGATGTAAAGGGCTTAGGGCTACTTTGGGAATGTAAAGTGCGGAAAGATGGATTCAAGCAGCTTTATAAGTGGTTGGAGGGTGACGTAGATGCCTTAGCCGTTAAAGCTGACCGTAAAGAATGGCTGGTTGTGTTGCCAGCCGAAAAACTATTAAAAATCCTAAGCGAGCGAGGGATCAAATGAAGGGCGAATCAAACCGAGAAAAGGTGGTGTTTTGGGTTGTCGGCGATCAAATGGTATTTAAATAAACTAGGTGAAAAACCCCTACTAACACAAGAACAAGAAATCGAGTTGGCTCAAAGGATCGAAAGCGGGGACGAAGACGCGAAACGAGAAATGATTGAATCGAATTTGAAGTTAGTCATCAATACGGCTAAAAAATATTTAGATCGCGGTTTGGATTTGGATGACCTCATCCAAGAGGGGATCATCGGATTGATGAAAGCTGTTGAAAAATTCGACTATCGAAAAAAAATCAAATTTAGTACATACGCAACTCGATGGATTCGCCAAGCAATTACTCGGGCGATTGCGGATAAAGCACCTGCTGTTCGCATTCCAGTGTTCAAGAAAGAAAAGTTCAATAAGTTATCACGTCAAATTCGCGAACTGGAACAAATGATTGGACGGGAACCAACAATCAAAGAAATCGAAGAACATACTGGTCAATCAAGAAAATTCATTGAAGAATACAAAAAAATAACCCATGACTTCAATAATCTATTTTCGCTGGATGAAATGATCCAGGACACTGATCAAATACCACTTGTCGAAGCGATTCAATCGGATGATCCAGAGCTGGATTCACGATTGATCGAGGAAGAAAAACGAGAAGCTGTTCGAGAAGCTATAACTGATTTTGATGAACGTACTCAAAAGATCATTCGGTTGCGTTTCGGGTTCGATGGGGGAGAACCCAAAAGCCTAAAAGAAATTGGTGATGAAATTGGTCTGAGTCGAGAAAGGATCAGACGGATACAAATGAAAACCGTCAGAAGCCTACGCCGCCGATTTTTCGAAACTTTTTAAGGTGGTGGTTTCATGAATAAGAAAAAATCAATTAAAATAATCGAAACCCATTTACGTAATTACCGGTCCTATAAGGTTGCGATCCGCAATCTACAGAATCAACTTGATTTAATAATGCCGAATGTTACAACTAGTTATGAACTTAAAGAAGGTTCAACAGGCGTTTTTAAAATCTGGTCCACCACCGAACAAGTGGTGCTGGATCGGCTAGAAAGTGCGCGTGCTTTGCAGATTAATGAACAGATACGAAATTATCAAATAATCATCGATAGTATTGAAGAAGCGTTGAACGCTTTAGGCGAACAAGAAAGGTTGTATGTTGAACTTCGTTATTTTGAAGGTTTAAATACCGAAAGGATTGCGGATAAAATGAGTTGTAGCATACCTAATTTATTTCGCCTTCGTAAGCGGGTACTGGATCGCCTTTCAATAAGCCTATCAAATGTGAATATTGTCTACGGTGACTTGTAGTTTTTTGATAGTAATTTGATAGTTTTATCAAGTTTCTACATGGTAGAATAGTAATGAGACAATTTGTATATCGCAGTACTAATACAGGATTTCTGTCAATCAACTCCTTGCATGTGTGGAGTGTCAACAAGAATAAAAATAGGAAGATAACCACCCGGTGCGGTGGTTTTTGTTTTTATTTTGCTTACGGAGGTGGGGTGAGTATGTGAGATGGCTAAGGGAAAATATCATGATTGGATTACTGAAGAAGGTTTGTTGTTGATCGAAGGTTGGGCGCGGGATGGTCTGACTGATGAGCAGATAGCTCAGAATATGGGAATAGGAACGACAACTCTTTATAGATGGAAAAATGAGTTTCGGGAGATTCGGGAGTCCCTAAGAAAGGGCAAAGAGGTTGTTGATCGGCAGGTTGAGAATGCGCTCCTCAAGAACGCGCTAGGTTTTTATTACGAAGAGGAAATGGTGACCAACAAAGGCGATGTGGTGACCGTCCGTAAGTATGAAAAGCCGAATACTACAGCCCAAATCTTTTGGCTCAAGAACCGCAAGCCCAAACAGTGGAGGGATAAGCAGGAGTTACAGCATGATGGTGACATGAAAATCAACATCAACGTGAAGGGTTCGCGCGATGGAGATTAATGTTACAGTCAACCAAGTATACAAGCCCTTTCTAACTGACGATACACGCACGCAAATATTCTTCGGTGGGTCTAGTAGCGGGAAGAGCTATTTTTTGGCTCAGCGGACAGTGATGGACATTTTGAAAGGCGAACGAAATTATTTAGTTGTACGCAATGTCCTGAATACCGTAAAAAAATCAGTATTCAACGAAATTACAAAGGCGATCCACAACATGGAGTTGACGCCTTTTTTTAATGTCAACAAGTCTAATATGATCATTACTTGTACACTTAACCGGAAGCAAATCCTCTTTGGCGGATTGGACGACCCGGAGAAGATTAAGTCAATTACACCTGAGGATGGTGTTATAACTGACGTTTGGGTCGAAGAGGCGACCGAAACAAAATATGAAGCAGTCAAACAGCTGTATAAGCGTCTGCGGGGACGATCAAAGGTAAAGAAACGGTTGATACTATCATTTAATCCAATCTTAAAAAGCCACTGGATCTATAAGGAGTATTTTGGCGGCTGGCAGGATGATAAGAATTTTTACCGAGACAGTGATAATCTCCTGATCCTAAAGACCACGTACAAAGACAACGATTTTCTCGAGGAAGACGACATTAAGGAACTCGAGAATGAAACGGATCGATACTATTATGAAGTGTACACGCTGGGGAACTGGGGTTCGCTAGGTAACGTTATCTTTAAAAACTGGGAAGTTCAAGATCTTAGTGAGATCCGGAAGACCTTTGACCGATTTAACAACGGTCTGGATTTTGGCTTTGCCGAAGATCCAGCAGCTATGGTTCATATGTGCTACGACCGAAAGAAAAAGACATTGTATATCCTAGATGAGTTGTATGAGAGAGGACTGACCAACGATATATTAGCCGAGAAAATCAAAAAGATGATCGGGAATCAATATGTTGTATGCGACAGCTCGGAACCGAAAAGTATAAGGGAGTTAGTCAACCATGGAGTCCGAGCGATACCAGCGAAGAAAGGTCCCGACTCAGTGAACCACGGGATCAATTGGCTGAGACAACAAAAGATCATCATTGACGTACATTGCCAAAACACACGAAACGAATTTGCAACATACCACTGGCGAGAAGACAAAGATGGCAACGTCTTGCCTGTGCCTGTTGATCGTGACAACCACGCTATAGACGCTATCCGCTATGGCTTAGAGGAGCATATGGAAATAAGAAGAGCACGTGCAGTAAGACGAATATAGGAGGTGAGATGATGACAGTTGATCTATTAAACCTGACAAACACAACAACGATGAATGAAATCTTAGCAGAACTCAAAGCACTACACGGACAAGTTACAAGCCAAATCATCGCGGATTTGATTGATATGCACCGTGCGGATAGAAATCGGATGATCAAGCTATATCAGAGATACAAAGCCCAAGACGTGCCGATTTTTGATAGGCAAGTAGCAGAGTACGAAACAATTAACCATCAACTCAACAATGACTTTTTTGGCGAAATCGTGGATACAAAAGTTGGGTATTTTATGGGCATACCGATTACTTACGGCATAGCCCATACAGCAGAAAACTACGAAGCGAAAGACAAGACAATACAAGATTTTATCTATCACAACCTTATCGAGGATTTGGACAGCGAAACGGCGAAGATGGCGGCTATTTGCGGTTTGGGATCTAGACTTTTGTATATCGATCCCGAGGGTCGAGAACGTGTAATGAATGTACCACCCTGGGAATGTATTTTTGTTTATGATCGATCGATCCAGGAGCCACAATACGGACTACGCTACTACCCTGTTGGGGTTGTGGATCAAAACGGCGAGACAACCGAAAGAATCCGGGTCGAGTGGTACGATCCAACCCATGTGACTTTCTATATCCAAGACAGTGAAGGGAATTACATCTTGGATGATACGGAGCCAATCAACCCACGACCACACATGTTTGACGGGATTCCACTTATTGCATTCCCGAACAACGAAGAATTACAAGGTGATGCTGAAAAAGTTCTTAATCTTATTGACGCTTATGATCGAGCACTCAGCGACCAAAACAACGAGATCGAAGCTTATCGAGCGGCTTATATGTTGTTCTACGGTTTTGAAGTTGACGAGGAGACGTTATCACAAATCAAGAGGACGGGAGCCTTTGGTATACCAACGGTTCAGGATGGTTCAAAGGTTGAGTTTCTGACTAAAGAATTAAATGATCAGTTTACAGAGAAGCATTTAGACAGGCTGGAGAAGAATATTCTCCGATTTGGGAAATCGGTCAACTTCACGGATGAACACTTTTCCGGAAACCTATCAGGCGTGGCGATGAAATATAAAATGTTTGCGCTCGAAAGCAAATGCATGATAGCTGAGCGCAAATTCACGGCAGCATTACAAAAACAATTTGAATTACTTGCGTCTGTCTGGGCGAAAAAAGGCATTGTCTTTGATCCAAGGGACATCACATACCAGTTCAAACGCAACTTCCCGCTTAATATGCTGGATGAGGCGCAAACGAACGCTACCCTCAAGGGATTGATCAGCGAGAAAACAAGGCTTTCGCTATTATCATTTGTTGACGATCCTGAGGAAGAGCTCAAGCAAATGGAGCAAGAGATCTTTGATCTAGTCCCTGGTGATCCGGTCCAGGGGGTGAGAGAACTACATGAACACCATCGAGATCCAACAGATGATGATCGAACAACAAACCCAACAGAAGATGAATGACTTGGAACAAATGTTATTGTTGATTTTCAGTCTGTTGTTCTTAAACTTATCCTCTCGACTGGACCCTCGTGCGGATCCGCAATGGAGGACTTTGATACCTGTTATCAATGATGAGTTCCGAAAGATAAAAAAGGAA